ATTATAAAAATGCAAGCCAAAATTGATGAATTAGAAAGTCAGGTGAATATTTGCGACCCATCAAAAGTTATACCTCAGTTAGCAACCGCATTGTACTTATTCGAAACAAAAAAAGGAGGACACGCATTCAAAAAAGCCCTGAAAGATTCAAGCCCACACGCATATTATAAAATTTATTTGGAACCATTATTTAACGCACTAGAAAAATCAGAAGCTTTTAATAACGATTATAATAATCATATGATTCGATTTCATGACATAATGATGGATAGAGCCGGTTATTATTATGATTCAGGCCCAAGATTTAAACAAAAAGCAGTTTTATTTGCTTTACAAAAATTGATGAAAAATGATTTATCATTTGGTCATATATTTATGATTAAAGAAAAACATTTAATAATTAATAAAGAAACTGGAGATATTGAAATAGACCATGTAGCACACAAAGAATCCTTCATTAAATTAATAAAAAAAAAGAAAGAGAAAGGTCACGATATAACATACACAAAAGAAATTTATAAAGATTTTTATGGAGAAGAATTAGCCTTATAATAAATAAAAAAATATTTTTTATTGTTTTATTTATTTTGAAATACTAATACTAATTATTTATCTAATTTTCATCATTTTCATCATCTGGAGTTTGAATATAATTTAACCCATCCCAAACAACTTTATTACTATTAAACAATAGGTTCATATTTATAATTTCCGGCTTATCAGTTTCACTTGTAAATAATTTCATAATTTGACTATCATCTCTAAAACGCAACGTATAATTTTGTTGAATGTTACTTCTACCAACACGCCCCATTGCTTGAATAATTTTTTCTTGTGTAAGTACAAGGTCTTTACTTAAATACGCATGACAAAACTGATAATTTGTACCATAAATATAATCACTAGAAGCAATAATCATGTATAGTTTTTGTTCATCTGCTAACTTTTTCATAATTTCTGTATATGTTATATTATTATGATTTGTAAAAACCCCAATACCCATCATAAGTAAAACCTTCCAACTATCATCGATTCCGTGTAATAACATAATTTCATTAACAATATCTTCTTCAATATTACTCGTGAAAGCCCCAGTAGTATCTAAATCTTCGGCCCATTTTTGTAGATGATAATGTTTATTGGGAATAAATGTATCATTTAATGTTGCGGTTTTAATCATTGCCCTTATAGAGTTAATCTCATTTGTCAATTTATGTATTTCAGATTTTCCGCTTACGTCATCAGGTACGTCTCTATTATTTTTTTTACAATCTTTAGTAGATTTATTTCTACCTTTAACACTGCTATTTGTGTCATTTTGAATAGTTTGTTCATTTGTTTCATTTAAAATTTCCATGTCGTTTTCTAATCTATTTAAACGTTCATTTAACCCATTATTAAACTCAATTTTTTCCATTAAATCAACCATTACTTTTGATGGAATATTTGCTTGTTGAATACAGAATTTGGATATTTTTTCAACATCGTTTGATAAGAATATGGTAGGACCATCAGTTAACGTAAACGCGTCTTTAGTTGTAACATAAATTCCTGGATTTAAAGAATTACTTGTTTGTTCAGCTACAGCTGTTTGAGTAGGCATTACTTGTTCACTAGCTAAACGTGATAATGGTTGTCCAGATAATTTATTTGTAGTTGTTATGCCTGGACCAATACTAATTGATTTTGTAATTTTATTTCCTTTTGCGTCAATTGAATTATTTATAGGTATTCTAGGTTTCCGTGAACTTCTAAAATTATTGTAAACTGCGCCCCATGTACCTGAAGTAATGTTTTGTAATAATTTTATATAATATATTTTAATATCAGTCATATTAATATTATCGAGTGATTCAAAGTGTCTGGATATTTTCATTTTAAAACTAGTAAAATTATTATCATTAATAAATGTAATAAATTCGACAACTTCACCTAGGTCGAAATATCTTAACAGAGTTAAATAATTTTCACAATGTCTTGCTATTTTAATAACTTCATTATAATCTTGACTCAAATGATGAGGTAAAACAACTAACCCATCTTTGTTAATAATCGGGATAGATTTTTTACAATCATGACTTACAATACTATACGTTTGTGAACCTTCAAATTTTTGTTTAAAGTCCGAAATAGTTTCTGTGAGTTCATGAAGTTTTGGCAAAGTTGCTGAGGATAGCACCATGTTTGGAATAAGGTTTTCAGACCAATTTTTCTTAATAATTTGATGAAATTCGTGTTCTGAATAATCTAGAGTAATAGTAGGTTCATCCCAATATGTGATTAAATTATTAATAGTGTTAAAGGCCATCATATAAAACATCGCAGGTAAATATGATTTAATATCACAAATTATTATTTCAACATCATCCCCAACACTGTTATCAACTTTACCGATTCCGCCAGTTTTTTTATTTTTGGTAAATGACTTTGCCGCAAAATAATGTAACCTTATATCATCGGCACTGGAACAGCCGAACGCAAATGCTATTTTTTTATTAATGGATATTGCGGCTTTAGCTAACGCCAACCCAACATGTCTCGCAGCACAAACAAATATGATTTTATTTTTTTCGGATAATGCCAACGGTGTTAATGTTTTGCCTGTACCAGTTGGTGCCATATATAAAATTAATTTCGGATGAGGGGATTTACATATGGTAAATATTTCCTTTTGGTGCTCATAAAGAAGCATATCCCCATACTTTAGAAGGCTAACATTTTTTTCAATATAATTAACAGAATTAGCTATTATTAGTGACATATCTATAGAATCATTAAAATTTTCTAAAACTAAATTTATTATATAAATAATGTGTCTATTCATTCGGCTAATGCTGTTTCTAATTAATTTGTATAATGTAAAATAATTCAGTGAAAATATACTATTGAGTTTTTTAATGTCTTTTTTGGCGTTTTGTTCTATTTCTTCTTTTTTATTTTGGGTTAATTTATTGTTACTTTTTGTTTCTGCTATTTTATTTTCTAATAATTGTATCTCAAATTTGCTTTTAAATATTTTTTCCAAGTGTGAAATTAAAACAAATTCATAAATTTCAGTTTTTTTTAACATTTTTTCATCATTACGGTCTAGACGAATTTTATCGGCGCTTTTAATTTGAATTTCAGTACTAATTTTTATATTAATAAACGTAATTGAATATTTTTTAATTAGTTCAAGCATTAATTCACGAAAATATTTATTGTACAGATAATCTTCCATTTTTTCGCTGTATTCTATCTTTAAAAAAGATAAAATCGAATTACTTTTATTAATTCTTATATTGACATCATGAAACCCTGAAGTTATTAATTTTAAAATTTCCTTTTCAGATTCCGTAACTGGAACCTCAATAGAATCCCATTCTGATTTATTAAGTTTTCGTTGATTTAAGTCCATTATAATAGAGAAGTTTGTTATAATTATATATGACACTATTTATCTATGTTGTTTAAATTCAATTTTTTTTTAAATAAAATTGAAATATAAATAATATAAAAAAAATAATGTATATAATCTAGAGATGTCAACCGATATTCAAATCAATAATACCAGAAGCCCTATCAATATTATTTGTATTGATGGTAATATCGGTTCTGGGAAATCGAGACTTTTAAATGACTTACGTGAATATTATAGTAATAACCCAAATATTGTATTTTTAAAAGAACCGGTTGATGAGTGGGAAACCATTACGAATGAAGCAGGAGAAACAATTTTAGAAAAATTTTACGCAGACCAACAAAAATATTCATTTTCATTTCAAATGATGGCATATATTTCAAGATTAGCTATATTAAAAAGTGAAATACTCAAAAATCCGAATGCTATTTTTATAACTGAACGTAGTTTATTTACAGATAAATTTGTATTTGCTAAAATGTTATTTGATTCAGGTAAGATTGATTTAATTAATTATAAAATTTATTTAAAATGGTTTGATACTTTTAGTTCTGATTTTCCAATTAGTAAAATAATATATGTAAATACCGACCCAAATGTATGTTATCAACGTATTATTAAACGTTCTAGAACAGGAGAGGATAATATTCCGTTAGATTATCTTCAAAATTGTCATGCTTATCATAACGCAATGTTAGATATAACATTGGATAGTTGTGTGTGTACTAATCAATTAGTTTTAAATGGGAATGTGGACATATATCAAAATAAAGAACAATCCAATTTATGGCTTGAACAAATTAATGAGTTTTTAACCAAATAAACAAAAAAATACAAAAATGTAAAAATATAAACTTATATTAAAATTAAATTATTTTTTTATTTTTTATTAATATAAAAAAATGAATAGGAATAAGCAACATAAATAATTAACAAATAATATAAATATGTTACCAAAAATGTTCAGTTTACATAATAATAACGACAAGGTATTTCCTGAAATTGAATACAAATTACAATTTGATGGTTGTAGCAAATCAAATCCTGGGTTTGCTGGGGCAGGTGCGGTTATATACAAAGGTGCTACAGAAATTTCAAGTAAGGTACAGTTTGTTGGAAATAACGAAACCAATAATGTTGCGGAATATGTCGGATTAATTATAGGTCTTAAGCAAGCAATACAAATGAATATAAAAGTAATCGCAGTTGAAGGAGATAGTATGCTTGTTATTAAACAAATGAAGGGTGAGTATAAAGTGAAGTCATCAAATTTAATTAAACTGTTTAATGAGGCGAAAGTATTAACCACCAATTTTGATTTAATTACATTTAAGCATATTTACCGAGAAAATAACAAAAGGGCCGATGAGTTATCTAATTTGGCGATTAGTTGTAATCATGTAGATAAAAATAAATATTATGATAAAGATAATGAAGATTCGCCAGATGAAATAATATTTACTACACTATCAAAATAAAATATAGTATTATTTTATATACTATGAGTAAAATTTGGAACATTGTAATTATTGGAGGAGCTGCTATATTTACCGGGGGATTTTTATATACTATTTTTTCTGGGGAAAAACAACCTGAGGTAGGACCATTGCCATTACCATCATATGGTGGAAGTAAAAAAACTAGAAATAAAAGAAATAAAAAAAATAAAACAAAAAAACATTAATATTCTAATAATGAGACATTAAGTATTTTATTAGGTTTATATTTCAACAAATCTAGTTCTTTTTTTGTAGTTGGAAATTCGTTTACTCCATAAATATCTTGAAGAGTTAACCACTCAAACACACCGCCAGTGTAAATATATACATTATAAAATCCTAATGAAGTAAGTTGGGTATATTTTGTATATATTTTTTCATCGTTACAATTCCGTCCATAAATAATAATTCCTATATTTTTTAATCCATTTTTTAAATACTTATTTATAATCATTTCTTCTTGGTTTGCCTGGACTGTGTTTGGTAATAAACACAACTGGTCTGTTTCGTGTAATGTATTTATTAATATGTATTGTGATTCAGTGTTCTTTAAGACATATTGTACGTCTTCAAAATTAATTTTTTGTATTGATTGTGAATTCCCCATTATTTGATGTGTTAAAATATTTTTAAATATTAAAACTTTAATATTTAAAATTAAAATTGAAATCTCGAAATGAACCGTCTATAATTATGGCGTCATCTTGTGTAAAACCCGTTACTTTTATAATTGAAAGCTCTTCTTGGATAATTTCTTGTAATATTTCTTCCAATTTTATAAAATACTCATGTATTTCATCAGCTTTTTTTGTTCCTGCCTTGATACAAAATAATTTAAAGGTTTTAACATTTAACATAAATGTTTCTTTATTTTGACCTCCTTTGAGGTGGGTTGTTTGCTTTCCCTCATGGGAAAGCGGTTTAATATAGTCAATATTTATTTTAAAATGGTTTTCTAATAATACTTTAGCTTTTACCTTTTGATTAAAACCTACCCATTTCCATACATCATCTAAATCAATAACAAAATCTGTTTTAGAATTATAATTTAAGAAACAATAAAAACTAGATAGAAACATTTGTTGCTCAAACTCGGTAAACTCGTTTTTAATTTTTGTTACCATTTTAGATTGATAATTATTTCCATTTAATTTTGTAATTGGGTTATTTTCAATTAAATCGACAATATTTAGTTCTTCCATTATAATATTGTATATATTTTCTTAAATAATTTTTCGGTTTTAAAAACGATAAACGTCATAATATCTAATGAAACTGAACTACAATCTCAACCTTTTCTTTCTTGATGCTCTTTGTAGCGGAAACTGATAACTCTTCCCTTTTTTTACGTGTCTTAGAGTTGTCGACAATTTGTTCTTTTCTTTTTGAAGTACTGTTACGGTTATTCATGTCCTTTTCAATAGTTTCATAATTTTCTTCGATATAATCGACAACTTTATTCTCAAGTGCCCATTTAAAAAAATTCAATTGTCCGATTGTGGTCTCAATACATGTGTCTTTTTTATATGGAATACTTATTCTATCCCACCTACAGAACGGGTCAAAACGTTTTTTGCTGTAAGCTTTTAATTTTAGTTTGTAATCAACATAGACCTTAAATCGTTTGTTCGCTTCCGCATCTTCAATTAAAGTATAATATTTTTTAGCATAATTTGTAGAAAACCAATCAACAATTCTGAGAGAAATTTTAGATTCTCCAGTGATAATTTTTAGCATTCTATTTAAAGTGTATTCATCTTTATAAAAATCCATTAAGTTATTTAGCAATAAATCATTTTGAGTTGTGTAAGAAGAAGAATTAATGATTGAAGCGTTCATTTATTTAGTTTTTGAAAAACTTATTTAAGTTGTTTACAAATTAATATATAAATTTTTGAATATTAATTAAAATTAAAAATTATCGACAAGTTTATTCATAATTATTTAATGGTTTCGCTCTCTCTTGGGTGGTATTTACTGGTTTTAAAAACATATCACTTACACTAATGTCTTGAACA